TGCTATTTCTATCGTCTTACGATGATGAAAATAACACGTCTGACCAGAGGGTGCAAAGCTCTGGTCTCCCAAATGGTCATATCTCTAACGATATGACGGGTACAGGCTGTTTGACTCACAGCCCATCTTCTTTATTCTTAGTATTAGAAAAAGAGGGATCTTTTATCGAGAACGCAAACCAATGCGTCTCTGGTGATCTTCACGATCATCAAAAAGATATCTTCCCAACACTTAAAGGTGTGGAGGAAACTAAATTGCAGGAAAGACTCCAGGCTCAAAATCAGGCTATTAGCTTGTACAATGCTTTCGAGGGTGAAATTTCCAAATCTGTGAATCTCATCGTTAATGATACTTTGTTAATGGATGAGGTGACTCTAATCAAGTCACGCAGTTTAGTTAAAGGTCGTACTGCCTCAATCGTCGATGTGCGGATTGATAATCCCACGTTTGGCGAGGCTTTGAATATGCTTAAAGAACGTACAACTACTAATAGAGACTCCAAACTGTCTAAGATTAGTGAATTCTTTAACGTTGCCACTAGAAACATCACTCATGAATGTGAATGTTTGTGGTTAATCACAGTTGATCTGTTCAGAACTATCATTTTGTATGGTTATTCTATCACAACTGCTTCTTTGAGGACCCGTATGTTAAGACATTGGTTACAATGGTCGATTATTACCTCTACGGTCAGCAAGACAAAAGTTCTTCATGAAGTTTCGGAATTTGAAATTTCTCGCTGGACTAAGGTAGTCAAATATAAATTGGCTGCTTTCGCTGCTTGGGCTAAGGAATCTGAAGTACTGCCTAAGTGTCCTTATACACTTCCTGATAACCCCCAGTCTATTATAGATGGAGATTTCACTTCTTTCTTTTCAGCACTTAGAAAGGAAACGCAGAGTGAATCGAGGCGTTATTGGTATATGTCGCTTGTCGATACTCTATGCAGAGGAGTAAAGAAGGGGGCTGCGCGTGCATCTGATGCAGACTGCGTAGTCTCTTGTATTGAAACGTTCGACTTGTTTACCACCGAGAAGGTTAAACCACTGTATCTTAACTATTCTGTTAGTGATATGGAAGCGGAAGTTCGTCGATCAACCCTTGAAATAATAGGGGAGAGTGAGTTTTATCCAAAATTCAACTTATGTCCGAGCTTTTCATCTTGTACGGAGAATACTCTTCATAAAGGTGGACATGTGAAAGTGGTCAAAGAATATATTCCTAAATATCCTCGGGGAGCTGTTTTCAGTCTCAAGCATGGTTTGCTGGCTGATCCGTTTCCTGACAATCATTTTAATAATACTGATTGTCCCGACCCTCTCTGTAATACACCAATATCATCAGTTGATGAAGATGGTGAGAGAGCAATCAAAAAGGAAGGAGAGATAAAGGCATGTACATATATAGAGTACGGTATTAATCCGGAAAATTATGGAACTGACCTAGATATTGAGGAATTGTGTAGAGAATGTCTCTCTAGCCCTTCAACGATCCGACCAATAGGATTAAAAGAGGCGCTAAAAGTAAGAGGGATTACCACTCCATGCGCATTAGAAACTTGGTTATTAAAACCTTTACAAAAGTTTCTTTCAAAATGCCTACTGAAACATGCAGTTTTTGCCGTTACCGGAACTCCACTTCAAGAACACCACTTAGAACAAGTGTTCAAAGAGTTAAGAGAGGATGAGGTATTTGTTTCAGGAGATTATGATAATGCAACCAATCAAATGGTCGGCTCATACACTCGAGTTTGTGTAGAGACTATTTGTGCAAAACTCCAGCTTACAGAAGCATATGGGGAGGTTGCGGTTCGCTCACTTTGTGACAATATGGTGAGATATGAATATAAAGATGACATGGGCGATTGGCACTTGATGCTAGCTCCTCAAAAGGAAGCTCAACCCATGGGAAAGATTTTATCTTTCACTGTGCTCTGCATAATAAATTTCGCGGTATGTCGAGCTGCGCTGGAATTGGATAGAGGATGCGAAATCCCTATCTCTAGGTTTCCAGGACTTATCAATGGTGACGATTGTTGTTTCCCTATTCGTACTTTCGAGCACTGGGTAGGAATGTCATCCATGGTCGGTCTTTTTAATTCAATTGGAAAGACCTTCACTTCTGATAAGTTTGTAGAAATGAATTCCAGAACCTTCTTAGCCTCTTTCTCTTCTGGAGAAAGGCGGCAAGATCATTATAATTATTTTAGTGGTCTGAAATTTAAGGAGGTACCTTTCGTTAATTTCGGTTTGATGAAAGGTTTAGTTCGATCCGACGGTGGAGAAAAGGACTCTAATTTTGAACTTGAAGTTATTGAGTCTGTCGGTCGTATGGGATGGTGTCATAAGGAATTAGTTAGAAATTTTGATTGTTTCTATGATGAACTTGACCATCTTTTCAGATTTTATCATAATAAATATCTGATGCACCCGTCTCTCGCTGGTATACCTTTTTATGTTCCACATTGGTTAGGAGGACTAGGATTACATCCATCAACAAATCCACAGAATAAAGTTTCTGTTGTTGATCGAATGTGTTCTTCTGCCATTTTCGCAGGAATGCGGACCCTTAAGCCCAAAAATGTCTGTTTACAAAAGACATGTTTACTCGATTCCCTAGTACAGAAGGAAGAGGATAGAGTTCTCAGCTTATTGAAAGTCCCTAAAGGTACGGAATTTCCTTTTCAAACTCTCACTACTCAAGAAGATACAGTAGTCCAACTCAAAGTTGAGAACCAAAGTGTCTATGGTGAGATGATTGAATATTTGTGGAGAACGTTAAATTTGAATGAGTTCTTTGTTGATATAGACGATGACTTCATCCAGGCCAATGTTAAAATTGGTAAGAGGAAAGTTCAACATAACAAGAATCTTTGGAGATCTGTTTATGGAAGAATTTCAAACTCTGGGTATGAACATACAGTCTTGCCATGGTACAAAATGTGGCATCAACCTCAGCTTAGTTCAAAGCCGTTTATTCTAATTGACCCTTCGCGTAATAACGCTAGAGGGGAGGAGTAATGATCCTAATGCTGACCGCTTACAAGTCGTTAAACTGTAAGTTTCTACTATGCTCTGAGTGGACATTTTCTTTAATGTTTTAAATCGAACTAGGACGTATTATATTAACTTAATATATATAAATCGAACAGTGGACGTATTCATTGAAGACGTGGACTCTTAGAGAGTTGTTAGAGAAACCGTGCATCTAGTGCTCTAGTTTTGATATACTAGTATGAGCAAACATGCGTGGCAATTGCATTTCAAGGAATAAACTTGAGAGAACAGAC